AAATTAAGATATGCAAGCAAAAAAGATAAAAATTATCAGAGTTTCGCCCGAAGGACGTAAAAAACTTGCTGAGCGATATGGATGCCGAAGAGAAACCATCTACAACGCTCTAGGTTTTAGAAGCTGTAGCAGGCAAGCCGAAAGCATCAGGCGAGATGCCTTGAATGAGTTCGAAGGTTTTGAAGATTATAAGGTAGTTTTCTATTAATAATAAAGAAGGAGGTATAATTATGGTAGACCCAGAGATTAAGGAGCAGCTAGACCGCATAGAGCAGTATTCGCTCATAGCTGCAAAGAATGTGCTCAACATTAATGAAGCTGCAATCATTCTTGGTATGACGGTTAGAGGAGTGAGAGAGAACGTCAGGAACCGCATCATTCCTTGCTATAAACCAAACGTCAACCGACTCTACTTTAAGAAGAGCGAGTTGGAAGAGTGGATGACTCAGAACCGCAGGAAGAGCATGGCAGAGTTGAAATCAGAGGCAGCAGCCTATTGTTTTACCCATTAAACAGATAAACTTATGATAGCAGATGTAATGTTGGTAGCTAGCGTAATAGCTTTCACTGTTGCCGTTAAGGAAATCCACTCCTACTTCAAGGAGGTAGGCAAGTAAGATATATGGAGATTGAACCTCACAAGAATAGTTAAGTATTAAGTTATTAGTGTGTTAAGTCTTATAATATTTCAGTCATTGAAAACAGCAGAGGTTTTTTGGAGTTTGCTACTCCCAGTCTCCACAATAACTTTGTCGTTATAATTTTACATGTTTTAAGTTTTTACCCAGCGCAAGTAACTCAGTTGGTAGAGTATGAAGGTTCTTCCCCCTTCGAGGTCGTGGGTTCGAGTCCCACCTTGCGCCCCATATAGCCCGATTCCAAGGCTTTATATCGGATAGGATAAACCTTCCTAGAGAGGTACACGTACCCAAAAGGAGCATCATTAACCACAGATGGTGCTTAGACGTGGAAGTGGCAAGCGAGTACATACACCTACTGGGTGGAATTTGGAAAAACTTGGAGTTCACTTGTGAAGAAGCAGACCTGATGCCGTGACCCTTATATAATAAGGTAGCATCTAAAGGTAGGAGCGCACAACTACAAATCGGTTCTAATGCAGCCAGCACGCTTTCTTTCTTCTATTCGGTTCAATAGTTATAATTGGTTATTTTATAGAAATCAGATATATCATAATATGTGCGATTACTAGTGCTGGGAGTCCTAAGCCTCCATAAATGCAGAAGGGAACCAAGGAGCGATTCACCATCCGCCAAGATTGTATAGATGTCGCTCCACGGAGGTGGCGGTTTTATCATATTCATTTTACTGCCCCTCCTTTTCTAAAGGAAATTGCAAATATTGACATATTAGTAAATTTCATACAGATTACATTTGCGATGCGGTAGCGACCGCTCAGGTTAAACTAAAATAAAAAACTCTATTCCCCACCATTCGTGAGAACCGTGGGGTTTTTAATTTGAACATTTAAACCATACAATATGAGATATAAAGCAAATAGTTGTCACGATTGAATCTTCTTGACCATTTGTGACAACCCGAATAAGAACCCAGATGGTGGCTACAGATGCAGCCGCTATGAATGGAAATATCAATAACAACTTAATACATATAAGATATGAAAGAACTTATCGCAATTCAGTCAGAACTGAAAGCCCCGAAGAGTCAGTTCAACAAATTCGGTGGCTACAAGTATCGCAAGGCTGAGGACATCTTAGAAGCTGTCAAGCCTTTGCTCAACAAGCAGAAATGCACGCTAACCATTACAGATGATATTGTGATGGTAGGCAACCGCATTTATGTTAAGGCTACCGCCACTATCAAGAACGAGAAGGGCGAGTGTGAAACAGTAACTGGTTGGGCTAGAGAAGAGGAAACCAAAAAGGGTATGGATGGCAGTCAGATTACTGGAGCATCCTCATCTTACGCTCGAAAGTATGCTCTCAACGGTCTCTTTGCCATTGATGATAATGCTGATTCTGATACCACCAACGATGGGCAGCATCAGGAAGCGCAGCAACAGACACAGACTCAGCAGCCAGCCGCCCAGCAGACAGCATCCCCTCAGTACCACCCGAGCGACCTGAACGAAGGATTGGGTTATCTGAGCAGATGTGTTAGTAAGGATAATCTGTTGTGGGTAATTCAGCATTACCAGCCACTCTGCTCTAACACTCAGTTCATGCAAGCAGTATCAGCCAAGAAGAAACAATTAGGTATACAATAATATGACAGCAGAAACAAAGAAAATCAGCCTGAATGTGCCAAGAGTCACATTCATTGAGGAGTCTCATCAGTACTTCATCGGCAAGAAAGAACTAAAAGGAGTGACGGGAACGCTCATCAAAAAAGCCTTCCCCGACACCTATAAGAATGTTCCTGAATCGGTAATGAAGAAGGCAGCAGAGCGAGGAGGTCTTATCCACAACACGTTTGAAACCTTCTGCTCCATCTTTGATGCCGACATCAAGCAGTACCCGAACCCTACGGAAGAGCTTCAAGCCTTTCATAGTATGTTAGTCGCATACGATTTACACTATGTAGCATCCGAGTATCTTGTTACAGATGGTGAGAACTTTGCATCTGCCATTGATGGAATCTTTGCCGACAGCGAAGGCAACATCTATCTGGTAGACTACAAGACCACCGCCACCCTTCACTACGACAACGTATCGCTCCAGCTATCAATCTATGCCAAATGGTTCGAGGAGCAGAATCCTGACTTGAAGGTGAAGGAGATTGTCTGCATGTGGTTCAAGAACGGACAGAGCAAGTTCCAGCCACTCCCAAGGGTAGCTGATTATCAGATTGACGATTTAATCGCTGCTTATCTTGCAGATGATGCAGAGTATCAGTATAAGGTTGAAGTTCCTGAGCAGTTTTCTGCACTAGAGCAGGAGTTCAGATTAATAACCGCTCGTGTGGATGCCCTGAAGATTAAGCAGGATGAGTTGAAGGAAAAGATAATGAAGATGATGGAAGACAACAAGCAGAAATCCGTCAAGACTCAGTTCGCCTCCTACTCTTATGTGGCAGCTACCACCAAGAAAACCTTCGACACGAAGCTGTTCAAAGACACGGAGCCAGAACACTACGAGTACTATCTGAAAGAAACGACCACCAAGCCGTCAATAAGAATCAAACTTAATTAAGTATAGATATGAACGTTAAATTTACTGGTAAAATTATTGCAGCAGGGCAAGTTCAAATGGTAACTTCCCAAAACGGAACCCAATGGAGTTCCCAAGAGTATGTTATTGAGGAACTGAATGAGCAGTACCCTTCAAGAGCCGTTATCCAAGTTTATGGTTCAGACAAGATTCAGCAGTTCGGCATCCAAGTAGGTGAAATCATCACAGCAAACATCGGATTGAAGGCTCATCAGTCTAGAGACGGACGATGGTTCAATCAGTTGGATTGTTGGAAGGTGGAGCGACCAAATGGTCAGCAGCAGGGACAGATGGTACAGAGCCAGATAGGTCAGGTTCCTCAGCAGCAAGCAGCCAACTATCCACCTCAGCCAGCACCTATCCAGCAGCAGATGCAGACTTATCCCCCTCATGTTAATGCAAGCGGTCAACCTATTCAGCAGAACGCTAAATTTGAAAGTGGTCATCAGAAAAGTGGTCTCCCATTTTAACCATTAATATATAAGGTATGGAAATCCATCTAGTAAGAACCTCCACTGGTCTTCGCCCCTACACGGATGATGATTACGAGGAAATGAAAAAGATAAAGGTTGGTTCTATCGTCAAGGCGAATATCGTCCGACCACGCAACGTAAAGTTCCATCGCAAGTTCTTCGCCCTTATCAGAGCAGCATGGGATTGTCTCACAGAGCAGCAGCGCACAAACCTACGTTCTATAGACACATTCCGAGAACAGCTTCTGATAACATCAGGATTCAGCGAACCGCTTTACGACCTAAACGGACAGAAGTTCTTGGAGAGAGCCAAGTCTATCTCCTTCGCCAAGATGGATGAGCCAGCCTTCAATGAAGTATATAGTAGAGTCTTAGACACCATCCTCACGATACTCTATGCAGATGGTGTTACAGAAGACGAGTTTAATAACATTTTACAAAATTATAGTTGATATGACACGTAGAAACGACAAGCGCAACAACAGACGTAACCGTCAGCGCAACAATGGTAACAACGAAGCTAGTAAGTTTGCATCCATGTTGATGGGTGCTATTATGGGCAAGGCTTTTGATGAAGTCTTCGGTAAGAAGGATGATGGAGATTCATCAGGCATTCATATAGAAGGCATCAGTAATCAGGACATTAACAACATCAACATTGGAAAGGCAACGTTATCTAAGTTGCGCATTCCTGCTGATGGTTCGGCAGTTGAGTACCCTATCCCTGATAATCTCCAGTTCTTCTTCGATGAGGAAGGTAAGTTGATGGTTCGTCAGAAGATTGAAGGAGATAATAAAGCTACTGGTGCAGTAGAAGACGAGCCTTTCACTTACGATGATATTTGCAAGAAAATGTTCTTGGGGAAGCGTATATTCTTTATTAATGGTAAAGGTATAGAGTTCACAAAAGCACACGATGAGAACTATGATGATGTTGATAACAGTACTAGCTCTGCTCAGGCAAGACGAATGGCTGCATTCAACAAGTTGCAGAACATCGCCAAGTATCTCAATAATGGGTGGCAACCTAACTTCACAGATGCTAGACAAAATTGGTATATCTCCAAAAAACGAAATGGAGAATATAAAGCTATGTTCAGCTACTCAGATAATTTTGGAGTTGTTTTCTTTAAGAGTGAATGCCTTGTAAATGAAGCCATCCGTCTGATGGGTGAAGATTATCTCAACGACCTTTTCTCAACCGACTGGTAATGGCAAGCTACGCTGAAATCAAAGCTAAGCTAGAGCAGGAAGGCAAGAAGATACGCAAGCGTTCATCCTATGATGAGCACAACTTGCAAGCCGCAGAGGTCAGGTATATCCGTGGGGTATATCCTGACCTTGAAGGAGTCTTCTTTGCCGTTCCTAATGGTGGCAAACGAACTTCCCGACAAGCCGCATGGCTGAAAGAAGAAGGCATGAAGGCAGGAGTATCTGACATGCTGCTCCTGAAGCGCACCTCTCAGTACGGTTTCCTCTGTATCGAAAACAAGACACCGAAAGGTAGGCAGGAACCCGAACAGAAGGTATTCCAGAATGAAGTAGAACGACATGGTGGCAAGTATATCATCGTCCGCTCTATAGATGAATTTATCCAAGCAATCGACAATTATTTAAATGGTGAACTATGAATGATATAATTCAATCCTCAAATGTCGCATTTGAAATTATAGCAAGTGCTTTTGATATGCAAACAGCTAATAATGAAGAAGAACTAACCAATGCTTTTATAAAATTCTTAGAAGCCAAAGGCTATAAGGTAACCGCTCCACCCAAGGAAGTTAAAGACGAATATACCTTTGAGCGAGCATGGAACCTCTACGATAAGAAGGTAGGCTGCAAGGCTAAACTGGAAAAGAAGTGGAACTCTATGAGCCAGAAAGACCGCAAGGCAGCTATAGAGTATATTCCATTATATGTGATTGCAACCGAGGATAAAAAATATCGCAAGAACTTCCAAACCTTCCTCAACCAGCGAGGATGGGAAGACGAACTCATCGGAGCAACACCACCGCCAGCAGCCGTTAACGAGCAGCCTTCTGAAATCAGCCAACTTATCGCAAAGACGAAGGCTGAACAGAACGTAACAAATGCGGATAAGGACAACGTTTTCAAGACACGCATCATAGGTATGATAGAGCTTCTGCAAAAGAATCCTCATAGCCTATGCAAAAAGCAGTTGGAGATATATCGTGATAACGGAACCTTGGAACGCTTGGGCATCCAATGGAATCCATAAACCACAAATCTGTTTACCAAAATGATAGCAATCAGTAAGTACAACAAGCAGCATCCTCTCAGAGTCTTTGAGGCATTCGCTGGCTATGGCAGTCAGAGCCTAGCCTTCAAGTACCTCAAAGATAAGCATCCTGAGTTCGACTTCAAGGTAGTGGGCTAATCAGAGATAGAACCATCAGCCATCCAAGCATACGGACTACTGCACGGAAGAGACATACCTAACTTCGGAGACGTGACTAGGATAGACTGGAATGAGGTTCCCGACTTCGACTTCATATCATGGTCTTCACCATGCCAAGACTTCTCCAATGCAGGACTTCGCCAAGGAGCAGAGGAAGGCAGCGGCACACGCTCATCCCTTATCTTTCAGGAGAAAAGAATGCTGGCAGTCAAGAAACCGAAGTATGTGATGCTAGAGAATGTGAAAGGTCTTCTCTCAAAGTCAATGAGAAAGTACTTCTTCCAGTACCTCAAAGACCTCGACTCCTTCGGTTACACCTCCTTCTACAAGGTGCTGAATGCCAAAGATTATGGAATCCCACAGAATCGTGAGCGTATCTTCGTTATCTCCATACTCAGAACAGAGGACGAGCCGAACCCAGAGTATCACTTCCCTTCTCCCATAAAGCTAGAGTCAACGGTTGAGGACATCTTGGAAGACAACGTATCTCCAGAATATTTCCTATCCCAGCCGCTCCTAGAAAAGTATCTCACAAAAGCAGACATCAATGAATCAATCGAAAAACTCTACCCCGAAGATAGCAATACCGAAAACTGCTGATGGATGCTCTGTAGCAGTCACAGCCAGTTTCTCTATGATAAGTATCATGAACCTCATAGACACCGCTCATTATCCGAAAGGTGGAGTTTTAATCATCAAGAAATTATAATGTGCGACAAAATTATAAAGCTAGCAAACCTCCAAATCAAAGGCAGAATAGAGCAGCAGACCAGAGTCTATTCCACCAAGGGAATCTCCCCTACTCTCAATTCAGCCATGGGTCACGGAGGTAATTGCATCCCACTATTCTTAATCGTCAAAGAGATATGAGAAAAGCCATTCTCTACAAGGAACGCACAGCCGAAGGAAGGATGCTACGCAAAGCATACGACACTCATAAGTGCAGCTTCCACGCAAAGATGAAGCATAGAATACCACGTACCGATGGACTCAGTAATACAATCACAAGTTTCTTTACAGACAACTTAGTATTAATCGTAAATGAGATATAATAACCGGAGGAAAGAGAATGAAATCCCTGCTCATATCAGGGAAGGTGAAACCTGATGTAGGCGGTCAAGTTCTCGACATCTACAACAAAGCTGTAATACAAGGTATCTCCCCTACCATCAATACAACCATAGATAAGTCAAACATGACATTCGTAACCATCATGAACAAAGAAATCATTCATACTGCTCCCAACGGAAAGAAATACTCCATCCAAATCAGGAAGTACACTCCAAGAGATTGTTTCCGACTGATGGGAGTTCACGAATCTGACATAGACAAACTCCTGAGCAAGGAGAAGTCTGGTCAACTTATTATCAGCAAGAGCAAACTCTATGCCCTCGCAGGAAATTCAATAGTAACCAACTGCCTGACCGCCATGTTCGAGGAACTGATTTTCCCATCAGGAAATCACTACCACGACAAGAATGGTCAGCTATCACTCTTCTAGTATGAACATATTCGGATATATCAAGGTAGGCAAGCGAGTAAGCAAAGACCACCGCCTTCTCTTTGAAGGCAAGACCCTTATCATATGGTACAAAGACAAGCCTATCATCGGAACCATGATAGGTGGGAAATGGTGCTGCATGGATATAAACGGAAATAAGGAAATTCTTATGTATCAGTCTTTAGTCACCCAAGTTTCATTTTTACCTTCACCTCATGAAGACAGAGAAAGAAAAAATCCTAGCCATCATCGCTGAGATTCAGGCAGAGCGTGAAGCTGACCACATCGTGCCGCCTCACGTCCTCACAGCCGAAATCATTAACCGAGGATTCCACCAGCCATATCAAACCATCAACGAGTTGTGTGAAGAAGGCAAGATAAAATGGTGCCGCACCCTCAACGATATGGCATTCACCATCAGAAAATAATAAATCAAGAACAATATGGAACAAACACCACTCACACAGCAACTGCTAAAGCAGTTAATGACCAAGGCATACGAAAATGCCAAAGCCAAAGGCTTTTATGAGCCAGATTTAGACATCAACAAAGCGTTAATGCTCATCATTACAGAAATGAGCGAAGCCATTCAAGCCAGCCGTCACGACCGCCACGGAAGCATTGAAGGCTACAATACGTATCTAGAAGTATCTGATGAGCATACTGCCTACGAGGAATCCTTGGAAGGAACCGTAGAGTCCGAGTTTGCAGACATCGCTATCCGCATCATGTCACTTTTGGGATGGTATGACTCTCAGAAAGTAATCTGCCTTATGAACGACACAGAAATCAGAAAGACAGAAGAATATCACAAGGTAGAGTTTGAGCACGGAAACTACTCCCTTCCTGATGCCATGTATCTCATCATCACTCGCATGACCTACTTCCCTTTCTCCTGCTCACCAGCATGGATGAACACTTTACGCTTGCAGGAGATTCTGGTTATGGTCTTCGCCCTAGTCCATATAGAAGGCATAGACCTCGTAGAGCACATCAGGTTAAAAATGCAGTATAACGAATCTCGTCCGTATCTACACGGATGCTTATATTAGGAGGACAAAATTATGTTTGGAATAGAACAGATTTCAAGAAGGTGCTTAATGACTTTTAGTGATGGCAGCAAGCTACAAGTTACCATCTACATTCCAAAGCCCACCAAACCCATCTTCCCTGAGCAGATGGAACGTCAGTTCATTGAGAATTTTAATAAATCGCAGCCTCTTGCAGTAAAAAAGGTTGTTAAGTGTCACATCATGAGAAATTAAAGAGTATGGAAGATTTACCTATTGGCTCAGAAATCACCTTAAAGGTGGTTGAAAGCGAGACAGAAGAATGTAATGGTTGCTTCTTTGACGAGATAAGCAGCAATATTTATGAAAATATCTGCAAAGATATTTGTTGTGCCGCAATCGACAGAAAAGACGGAAAGAATGTTCAATTCAAAAGAGTGAAGTAATCATGATAGACGATAAGAAAATAGAAGAAGAAGCTACTAATTATGCACAAGATGGGTATAATAACTATGATGACAATATACAGAGGATCATAGAAGAATCTTTTAAATCAGGTGCTACATGGATGCAAGAAAAATTCTTGAAAGAGTTATGGCATCCTGCTAATGAAGAGCCAATTGCTAATACAAGTCCAATATTATTTGATGGTAGAGATAGGGAAGGATATCAAATTGTTAAAACTAGCTTCTTTAGAAGTTCTTATTGGAATAAAACTGTTGAATATTATGGTATTGTTCGTTGGCTCTATATTGATGATTTACTGCCAAAGAAAGATGAGTAATGAAAACATTTGTATTTGATGTTATGCTCGACGGAAGATTCATCTGCACATTAAAGTATAAATATTGTGCGCTCTTTCCGATTGACTTTGAAGATTTAGAGAAGTACGTACTCCAAAAGAGACCTACTTTGAAAGGTAAGGATTTTAGAATAGCATTTTGATTATGAAAGAGATTAAAGATTTGCAAGTTGGCGATAGTGTGCTAGTTACAGGTATGTCTTACAGACGTATCGCCAAAATTGATAAAGTAACAAAGACTCAGATTGTTGTTGATAACGCTAGATTCAATAAGAATTCGGGTTGGCAATGTGGTAGTAATATCTGGAATCGTAGAAAAATATATGTTCCTACAGAAAAGCAAATAGCAGAAATTAAAGAAGAGAATTTTCGCAAGAAACTCGTCTACGCTATCAGTTCTTTTGATTTCAAACGCTTATCAACAGATGAGTTAAAACAAGTGTACAATATTGTAAAAGGCAAAGAAAAATGAAAAAGAATAAACACTCATTAAAGATAAGTCGTAGCTACTTTGGCGAAACTACCCTTGATGGTTATCCTATAGCTACATATTCAAATGATGAATTG